ATACACCTGCTCCACCGCCGTGATAGTATGCCCATCCACCTTTCTTCTGCATTTCAATATCACGGTCACTAAACCCATACTGGAGTAGTGTTTCTTCTGCGTTCTGTACTACATCAGGTACTCCATTGTTATCTATATCATCACGCAACCAGCCATACCGGTCAAAAGAATCGTACCCTTGTTCGCCATCCTCTAAACCATAAAACTCGCGCACAATAAAGGTCATGTTTTGCATTTGGTCCCACGGTAAGTTGGGGTCATGGTCCGCATAAGTTTCAGCCGGCATATCCAAGTCTTCACCCGGAAGGTATGGATTGGTGACTTCTTCAACATCTACATCTACATCGGTATCTACGTCCGTTGCAAGCTCATATCCCCCTAGCCGCGCATATTCATCCAAGACCTCTTGGTCGCTTTTCGCATTGTGGTCACGCCATTCTGGGTGGAGTTCTCCAAGCTCTTGACGTATCTGCCACATGTCTGACACTAACATTTCTGTTTCTTGACCAGTTTCAGGGTCAGTAATCATAATATATGCTGAGTCTTTTGGTTCACCTTCTGGTATATCCCTTCGTCCGGCTTCAAAATCAACGTCAGGGAAGATGGCGTTATCATAAGCCTCTGGTGGTGGCTCGTCAGTCCAGTAATCCAAATCGGGGTATTCTCCAACATCGGAATAAATTCCGGGTAGTACCCCACCGGGAAGCACTAACTCACCAAAGGTTTGGTCTGCCATACCTAGAGTTAGGTTACCGCCCCAACCTTCATCTATCGCCTTCTGTACACTATCAACTTCAGGTACTTCAGGTACTTCAGGTACTTCAGGTGTTTTACCCTGAATATCTTCAGAGTCAAGTGTCGTAATACCGCCAGTTTCCATAAGTTCTGCTGGTACAGGGATAGGAAGTGCATGGGTCTCTATCTGATTGTGACGCTCAACAGTAAGCTCAGGATTAAACCAGCCTGTGTCGCCTTCTTGTAATCCCTTATCTATGCTACTGTCGTGATAAAAGCCGGCTAATATTTTGTTTAGCTCATCCGCCATTTCTGCGTTCAAAGGTAATGTACTGATAACGCCACTAATATCTCCCGGTCTAGTTACCGTTCCAAAAAAATCATCTGGGTTATATCCTAAATGAACTAAAATATTTTCAAGTGAGTCACTACTTGTTTGGCGTGTCCCAGTACCTACTTGTGGTTGTTTGGTTGTGGGGTTTACTTCTATTTTGATTTCCCTAACGCTGTCTGGAGCACTGTTCATGCCAGCGCCTCCAAATCCAGCATCATCCAGCTCCCTATTGACTTCTTGTATCGCGAAATCCTGTGCGAGTTGTAGGTTTTCTTCTATAGACCTAACCTCAGCCCCACCTATATCTGGTTCACCTTCATCAGGTAAGATGTAATCGGATATACCTCCTATACCGGGTACTCGAGATATACCATCAGATATACCATCAACTACGTCCCCTCCCGGAGGTGGTAGGTCTCCTGCTTGAGCGTCAGATAGCGTATCTTCTAAACCTTCCTCAACAATTATATTAGCTGCTTCTTCTCTTTGTGCCAACGATATAGCACTGCCACCTATCGTAAGCGCCAACAACGCCCACAATGCTTTTGTCAGATAACCTTGAGCCTTGAGCGCACGTAAATCGTCCCACGCTGCGGGAGTATTACCATACTTAGTAATTGCCGCAGTTATTTCGTCTCCGTACAGTACAATTGCCTCACCTACTTCCGGTCCATACTTGACAATTGCCGTTCCCGGGTCTGCCGTATACTTTACAATAGCTGTACCTACATCCTCAGTAACTGATGCAACTATTTCTGAATTTGATATAATTTGTTTTGTGGCTTGTTCTACACTTTCGCTTGCAGCGCTTATAAAGCCTACCGGCTTTACTGCATCTACTTTCTCCGCCAGCTTCTTTACTGCGTTGACATCATCCGCACTTAAGAAATGTCCGGCTTCTCCAAACAACTTCTTACCCCTTCCATACATTTTAGCAACCTGCTCTACCATCTCTGCATATAGTTCGGGTCCTCCTTTTTCAATAACGGCTTGGATGAAGTTTTTGTTGCCTAATTCTCTAGCCATAATCTCGAGAGCGTCGTCAGCTCCTAACGAGATTAATTTGAGTAGTTTGCCTCCTCTAACAGCAGTGCCTGCTGTACCTGTAACACCCAATGTAGCTCCGGTTTGAGCCACACTACCAATCAAACCTAACATCAGAGGTATGTGCTCCCATGTGCCACTAGTCAATCCTTGTGATTCAAGGTAAGCTCTAGAGCTTAACTCAATACCAGTGCCAACTGTATCAAGCACTAGCATGATAGAGTCTAGTGGGCTTATTTCAAACCCCGGTAACCCGCGTGTTTCGGCTACCTCGGCTAAAACCTCCATCCCTGAAATACTAATAGTTCTCGGTTTGTCTATAGGAACTATAGTCTGTGCCACTGCTTTTGGCGGTGTAGATATTGGGTCTCCCGCTGATGGACCAGACGCCGAGCCCGCTGTAGAACCTCTATGTCCCATTGCTGCTAGTCGGTCTCGTTCACGCTCTGCGTCTATTTCATTCTGCCTGTCCATTGCTACTTGGTCAGGTGACCGATAATTAGGGTCAAACTTAAAGTCCGTTGGCGGTTGCTTAGTTCTTTGTTGTGTAAAGCGGTCTTCCCTTCCACCGGGAGTTGTAGTAACAGGTGGTTTGTCAATAACATAAGCGCCTGCTTCTATTACATCCGCTCTAGGGTCTCTACCGGGTCCGTGCCCGTAATCTCTATACTCGTTGGATGAATCTCGTTCTTGATACCTTGCTTCCTCGCGTCTACGCCTTGCTTCCTCGCGTTTACGGCGTGCCGCATCTCTATCTTTAAATGCCATCTTTTGTCTCCTTCTTGCTCATTTCAGCAATGTATTCAGTTACGGCTTGAGGACCGTACTTCATATTCAGATAGGCGAAGTCGCCCGACTGTAAACCGGTAAATAACTCCTGTTTACGGTCTGGACGGTCAAGAGCGGCACGCCAACGATTGTCGGCGCTCTCAGCAATTGTTTCCCATCTGCGCTGTAATTTAGTCATTAGGTGGTCTTGCGACTTGCGCATATAAGAATCGTTCTTGTTTTTTACTCAACGTCCTACCATTTACTTTACCGTGCTTCAATATTTTCTTTGCCTTAGTCCTTGTTGCTGACCGCTTACGGGTCGGGTCATAATCATTAGTCATAATTATTGCTCCACCAGTTCTTCTTATCATGTCAATGGTAATCCTTCTCGTAGACTATCCTGTTCCTGTAATGGTTCCTGTCCGGGTGGGGCTAACCCCGCCTCTTGTTGCGTTACCTCGCCCGGCTTATTGGTAGGTAACCCACCAAACTGTTCCGCTCCGGGTAACTGCGGTTTAGGTCCGGGTTTGTTTGAACTCATACCTTCACCCTGCATACGCTGTAGCATTTGCTGGGCGGCTTTGTTTCCCTGTGCCGCTAGTCGTTCAAACTCCGCCATCATCTGGAACTCAACCATAGCTGGATGTTGCTCGGCTTTCTCTCGTAGAACCTTGCGTACCTCTTGGTCAGGCTGTTGCACGTCCAAGTACCGCTCCATCCGGGTCTCTTGGGATAAGGTATCTTTGGTTTGGGTAGCCATAGCAACCTTTCTGCTTTCGTCGTTGGGGAACTTAGGCTTGAGTTGGTAGTCCACTCTAAAGCCATCGGTCTCATTGCCGGTGAGTTTAGTAGCAAACGGCACACCTTTTAGCCTGCCGTATACCTGTACTGACAAATCGGGTGCAAATTCCCGTAATAAAGATAAGGACTTTCGTGCCCAGACTGCCAGCGCACGTTCCTGTTGTTTTTGTGGTTGGGTCAAGCGAATACGTCCGGCATCACCCAATTGAGACATAGCATAGCCAGAAGCCATACCGGGTCCCTCGCCATACATACTCTGGGGGAATGAACCTTCCTGTATCTCTGCATTGACCATATTCATCTGTTCTGTTGCATCCGGTGGTTGTCCGGGCCATTGTGGGAAGGCTAAGTCTTCACCTTCGCCCAGCGATACCACATCACCGAAAGCCGCATCTACTTTGACCGGTCTGCCGTCCCGTACCCGTGCCACTAAGGGCATATTAGCAAATACGTTCAGCATTCTCGTCTGACGGTTGATACGCCATTCTAGTTCACCTACTAGGTTCTCTATTGGTCGCAAGGCAGATTGTCCCCAATCTTCGGGGTTCACCTTACCGACCGGTTTGTAGAACATAAAAGTATAAGGAATGTCACGATAACCTTCCATAACTCTAGGGGGAATGATGATACGACCATCAAAGAGTACCGCGTTGTGTATCTCGTAAGCAATACCTTCAGGAGTAATAGTGGGTACTTCAACCCAGTAATCCAAGAAAGTGCCCTTACGGGTTTCCTTGTTAGCTGACTTCATAGTACGGAACTTGGGTAATTCACCGTATTCCTGCTCTACATCCGCTATAGTACGTTCCATCGCATAGAAGACCCACTTCCATCTACCCTGCTTACCGCCGGGTTCAGGAAACATATATCTAGCCGGAATCACATCTACTGTGAGTGGTAGTTCTTCGAATGTATCGTCACGTAGGGTTTTATCGAATCCGGGGTCCCAGAGGGTACGTAATGCTACTGCACCGTCTCTGGTTTGATGAAATGTCCAGTCATAACGCAGGTCAGTCTCCTGTCGTTCAGAGTTGATATAAAGCACACCATCGAGGAATTGCTCGATAAGTGATGCGCGTTTACGGGTCTCATCCTCATCCTCACTGGATACTACCTGTACGTTAAGGTCGTTAGCGGTTAGGATACCCACAGCTAAATCGACTATATTCATTGGTTTAGCTAGGGTTATGCGTCTTTCACCAGCTTTTGCCCGACTGCCTTTGTAATGCTCCAAATCGTATAACCGCTCATACTCTTCGAGCCGTTTGTGCCATTTGTCACATTTGGCACGGGTGGCGGTAAACCGCCGCATTATTTCTTGTTCGGCGCCTATATCAGCCATTGCATATATTGCGATGATTGTCGCAACTCCAGTCCTTCTACAAAGTTCACCATAGCCTCTCTCCCGTATCGTGCTATAAAGATAGGTGCTAACTTCTCGGTCATTGCCGTTGTCTGCCCATGTTCCATGTGGCAGTTATGGTGCAGAAGCGCACAGTTTCGCTCATCGAATATTCTTTTATCTTTAGGGAGCGCGTTACGCTTCACCAACCACTCATGTAAGTCGCCTAGCCCAAATAGCCACTTATGACACCAGTCGCATTGTAACCGCTCGTCGATTAAACGCATTTTCAACTCTCGTCTCAATTGGGTCCCTTATCTTCTTCCCATACAAAATCAGGTACTTTAGTGGCTATAATACTCCCATCTTTAGTTTCCATGTATACTTTACCGTCATGGTAAGGCTGAGAGCCACAAAGACAATCTATCTTCAATCCGAAGGGAACAAACCCTTCCTGTCCACAGTCCGGGCATGATACCCAAGAACACACTGATTCCGATATTTCTTCTCCCGTCATTCCTCTCTGAAAATCCATGGTATTTGTTCCTCTCCCGACATGTTTGCCGAAGAATCGTCCGCAAAAGCACTCTCCAATACTAGTGGCTTATCTATAGCATAAGCCCCTTGTTTGACCGTGAAGTACGATGACGCCGCCAGTGATACGATTGCATCCACTTTATTGGACGTCTTATCTTTGGCTATCCGCCAACCACGGCTTTTTTCTACTGCTACTGCTCCAAGTGCTTGTTTCCTAAGTTCATCACTCGGATACATCCTTAGATTATTGTACTCCAATAACTCATATAGTTGCTGAGATGCCGCAGTTAAATTTGGTAATGTCTGCGCAAACTCTACCATCGGCAACCTACGTTTAGTTAAGGTAGTAGCCGAGCGGTGGAACTGAAAGGGGTCATATGACACCCCTGCAACTCTCATCTTAGTAAAGCACTCTAAGATATACCGTTCGATAGTGTCTTCTAAGTCCAGCGGTTCTTCAGGTGTGGGTTGCCATATCTGATGACATGCCAGCACAACCTTCTCCTCGTCACGGTCATAGTACGTTCCTACTACCGCCGAGCTGTCCCGCTTGGTCGAAGCGTCCACATGTAACCAGACCACATGCTTATTACTACTAATAACTGGTGAATGCTTCTGGTCAACACATGCGTCCCACCGCTCAGGCTCGATGAATACCTCCTCGTCCGTCGTCCAACGGTTCTCGTGCATCCGCAAATACGCAGATGGTCGCAAGGATTGGCGCTGATTATGGTGGTATTCCTTTACACTGCCAACAATACCCGGATGTCTTCGCAGTTCATGGTCCCAATATACAAATAACCTTTCATTAGCGAAGCAGGGTAGTCCTGCTAACTCTTTTATAGGCGTGCCTTTGCCCTCTACGTACTCATCGGAGCTAACACCACGCTTGTAAAGGTCCCATAATGTGTCTGATTGCCCTTGAAACCCGGCATATGTCGTAATAAAGCGCATACTGTTCATACGGGTGGGTACTGGCGTCAATTCGTCCCACAACCGCTGGGCATTACGCGAACTATAAGCCCATAACTCGTCCCACAGCGTCAATCCGTGGTTAGAGCCTGCCGCCGAAGCGTATTCACTAGCTAAAGCGATGATACGGGTGCCGGTTGCACCGAATACAACCTCTTTTTGCGTCACCCTTGCGCTTGGCAACTTAGGATTCTTACGTACTGCATAAGCAATCTTAGCAAAAACCCGTGCTTGTGCCTGTTCAAAGTCGTTTGCACAGACATAAATCTCATTTGGCGGCTCTTGGGTTAGTGCAAACCACAATCCCGCCAGTGCTCCCATGAGGGTTTTCCCTGATTTCTTCGGACAACTATAAACAATAGTGTCGTAAGGGAAACGACCGTCCTCTTTTTTGGTAAAAATATGCTTGAGAATGCGTGCCTGATGCTCTCTCAAGAGAATCGGACCGGCGTGAGTACGCCCATCCTTATGTACAGCATCACTAACATAGAAACCAGCCGGTGATTGCGACCACTCTACTATATCGTGTATGTTTACTGCTGTACTCACTTGCTATTAGTGTTATTTAACACGACCATGCTGATGTCTGAGACAGCATCATCCCGCGCAGCATTGTACTCGTGCATGTATTTATCTATATGTATCAAGCCGCGCACTGCCCTATAAAACAACCTGCCCGGCTTTTCAGCGTCTTCCTGCCGTTTTGCCAGTGCATTAGCCCAATACATCATGTCAGCTGAAGCAACTGCCAAAGCAGCCGTTAAAAGCGGCTGTAAGCCTGCAGGGTCCTCTAATATCTCATAGACTTCCTGCAAGGCTTCTTTATGTCGTTTCAGTAGTGGTTTGCCAGTTGAAATTCGAGTGTACAGTCCACCAGCCTTACCACGCTCTTTGATACCAGCAGGAGCTTTAGCTGTGTACGTGTCAGACACTATCCAATCTCAACGCCAGAAATAGCAGCGATTGCTTTTAGTGCATCATTGATAGCCTGTACATGCACTTTAATATCACCACCACCTTGCGGCGGCATTGGTCTTCCTTGTGGCATTGGTCTTCTTTGTGGCATCGGTCTTCCGCCGGGTGCCCCACCGGGCATCGGACGAGGTACAGGTCTTCCCATACCGCCTCCGGGCATAGCTCCGGGACGTCCCATACTGGGGTCTCCAGCTCCGGCAGGTCCAGCTCCAGCAGCTAAGCGCATTGCCTGCTCCCGGGGCATCCCTTGTTTCATATATGCTTCTGGATTGCCTCTAGGCATAAGTGTGTTCCTCCATAGTTAAAAGAACTTTTGTTCTTTACAGGGTAATAGTAACG